AACTAACCTTTGGTCCGCCAGGGGGATATGAAAAAAATTCCGATTCGTGGAAGCAGGACCTAATTTACCTATCCTCCGAGTCTCGTGACTCTGGAGAAAAGGACCCTACAGTTCAGGCTGTGGGTATCCGTGGTCATATCTACGGTGCTCGTGCTGACTTAATCATCATGGACGACTGTGTTGACCATACCAACGCCCATGAGTACGAGAAGCAGATTGACTGGATTCAATCCGAAGTTATGTCTCGTATTGACAATGACGGCGGACGGCTACTGGTTGTAGGTACAAGACTACGCCCACGAGATTTATATTCCGAATTGCGTGACCCTATGCGCTACCCAGACGAGACATCCCCTTGGACATACTTTGCCCAACCTGCCGTATTGGAGTTTGCCGAAGATGCGAAAGACTGGGTTACGCTCTGGGCTAAGACCAACATGCCTCCTGTATCTGGCAATGGTGTACCTGATGAGAACGGACTCTACGACAAGTGGACAGGTCCAGCACTGCATAAAAAGCGAAGCCGCATGTCCCCAAACTTGTGGGCTATGGTTTACCAACAGCAACAGGTTCACGAAGATTCTGCTTTCCCATCGGATGCTATCAAAGGCGTTATTAACGGCGCTCGCAATATCGGCATTATCCCAAAGGGCAAGCATGGCAATAGACCTAATGGTATGGATGGTCTTATTGTGGTTGCTGGTCTTGACCCCGCTGGCTCTGGTTATACCGCCGCTGTGGTTCTTGGCTTGGATATTTCTACGCAGAAGCGTTACTTGCTGGATGTCTCCAATGTTGCGGGGATGAAACCTGACGACATTCGTAACCTCATCAAGGACTGGACAAACAAGTACAAGGTTTCTGAGTGGCGCGTTGAGAAAAACGCTTTCCAGACAATGCTTACGCAGGATAGAGAAGTTCGAGAGTTCTTAAGTCAGAATGGCTCAGTACTTCGAGAGCACCACACAGGACAGAACAAGTGGGACACAGACTTTGGTGTGGCATCACTAACAACATTATTTTATGGTTGGGACGAAGATAACGCTCTTATTGAGTTTCCTTCAACTCATTCATCAGAGGGTCTTAAGGCGCTCATTGAACAACTCGTGACATGGTACCCAGATGCACCTAAGTCACAAAAGACAGATACCGTCATGGCGTTCTGGTTCGCAGAACTTGGATGTCGTGACCGCTTGACAAATGCTTCTGTGTTTGCAAGAAACCATAACAGCATGAGTATGTTCCATACCCGCTATGACAACTCACGACAATACACCGTCAATCTTGACGAACTATACGCATAGAACAGGAGGCGAATGTGGCTCTATCTTTAGATGATATTAAAGATAATTATGACCGCTACCGCCAGCAATTCGCCGAGCGAGACAGCCGCATGGAAGCCGTGCTACTTGTCCGCAAAGGTCGCATGCGTGATGTTTACCCAGACCTTTTCCCCGATGGTCCATTTGAAAATCCAATCGTGGCAAATATGGTTGACATTGCAGCCCGAGACTTATCGGAAGTTATTGCTCCGCTACCAGCATTTAACTGCAACTCACCTACAATGGTGTCAGAGACTTCTCGCAAGAAGGCTGATAAGCGTGAAGAAATTGTTAACTCTTATGTTGACTTTTCTGACATCCAGACTCAGATGTTTACAGCAGCAGACCGCTATGTATCTTATGGTTTCGTACCTGCACAAGTAGAATACGACCTAGAAGCGCAGATGCCACGCATCCGCTTCTTAGAATCAGTTGGTTCATACCCAATCATTGACCGCTTTGGCAATGTAACTGCTCTATACCAGCGCATCATGAAGCCAGTATCTGAGTTAATCGCACTTTATCCTGAGTACGCACACATCTTGTACGACAAGGATGAGCACAACTCAATGTCATCTATGTTGGAAATTGTTCGTTACCACGACAAAGACCAAGATGTTTTGTTTGTACCTACACGCAATAACATCGTTATTGACCGTGCAAGAAACCCTATTGGCGAATGTATGGTTCGCGTTGTTATGCGCCCATCACTTGACTCACAGGCTCGTGGTCAATTCGATGATGTACTGCCAATCCAAGTAGCAAAGGCACGCTATGCACTTCTCTCACTTGAAGCAGCGACTAAGGCTGTTCAAGCGCCAATGGTCGCACCACGAGATGTCTCAGATATTGCTCTTGGACCAGATGCTATCATTCGTACAGAACGACCTCAGGATGTCCGAAGAATCCCACTTGAGATACCAGCAGGTGCTTTTGCACAGCAGCAGGTTCTTGAAGGAGAGTTGCGTTTAGGCTCTCGCTATCCAGAATCTCGTACAGGTAACATTGATGCTTCAATCGTTACAGGTCGTGGCGTTCAAGCCCTTATGGGTGGATTTGATACACAAATTAAAACAGCACATGCAATGTTTGCTCGTGCTTTCGTAGAACTCATGAGCCTTGCACTTAAGGTAGATGAGCAAGTATTTGGAGATGTTGAGAAGAACCTTCGTGGTACTCGCAATGGAACTCCATACAACATTAAGTACAAGCCAAAGAAGGACATTGATGGTGATTACACCGTAGATGTTCAGTATGGCTTGATGGCAGGACTTGACCCTAACCGTGCGTTGGTGTTTGGTCTACAGGCTCGCGGTGATAAGTTGATTTCACGCGACTTCCTACGCCGTCAGATGCCTTTCTCTTTCAATGCAACACAGGAAGAAGAAAAGGTTGACACCGAAGAACTACGCGATGCGATGAAGCAGGCTATTGCTTCTTATGCACAGGCTATTCCAGCCCTTGCATCCCAAGGTCAAGACCCATCTGACATTCTTTACAAACTTTCTTCCGTCATCAATGCACGCCAGAGAGGGACTTCTATTGAAGTTGCGGTTTCTGATGCGTTTAAACCACAGAATCCCCCACCTGGTGCGATGACCCCTGAGGGTATCGTAAGTCCTGACATGATTGGGCAGCCAGGAGCGGTCCCACCAGGTGAGGGCGAACTTCCTATGGGCATGTCTGCCACTGGTCGTATGCAAGGCGTAGCACCAGGACAGATTGCCCCAGGCGGTCGTCCAGATGTGCAATCTCTTTTAGCAGGATTGACAGCGAGAGGCGAACCTAATCTACAGGCTTCTCTCCAACGCCGAGTACCAGTATAAAGGGGGTGAAAAAATGAAGAAAGCAACAGCAAAGAAAGCAGCAGGCAAGAAGCCAGCGAACCAAGGTTCAGCAGGAAAGCCTAACTACCAGAAGCCTATGAAGTCATCTGTTAAGAAGATGTCTAATAAGTCAGGTATGTTGTACACAACAAAGCAGCCAGGTGGCACACGCGGTAAGTAATTCTTAATCCTGAGCATGATTTAAAACTGCTCAACTAATTTTAAAAGACTGAACTTAATTGTGAGGGAACTATGGCACTGCCAAAAAATCAGAACTTTGAGGTATCCGCAACAGGCGGAGCAGGAACGAATGGTCAACCAGCACGCTATGCAGCAGGCATAGACGGCGCACAGGATTTTTACGACCTACAAACTGCAGCACAAATGAGTGGCTCAAACCCAGCGTTCTCTGCAGTTCCTTCACCATCAGGACAACGCCCATTCCGAGGCGATAGCGCAGCACCATTTGTTCCACTAGGTGCTCCTACTACTCGTCCTGATGAAGATATACGCACTGGTGCAACAATGGCACAGGACACAATGTATGCCACAGATGCAATGGCAAACTCAGAAGATGCAGACCGTATGCGTGCGGCATTACCGTACCTTTCAACGCTTGCAGAGTTACCACAGACATCAAATTCTTTCCGTAACTATGTACGGTACCTAAAGAGTGTACTTTGAGTTGGACTGACACCGTTGGCAATTTTGCCAAAAAACTTCAAGGTAACGGATTTGCCAACGACATAGGCTTACCGACTTTAATGTTTGACCTTGCTTCTGTGTCATCTAATGACAAGAACTGGGTTGGAGATGCGTTTAATCTTGCTGGCGATACATTCCGCTCAAGCGTATTGGCTGCATCTTTTCCAATTCGTAAAGCAGCAGGTTTTGCAATTCAAGAAGCGTTACTCCCAGCAGCACAGGTATCATACGAAACAGGTGGTCGCTACCTTCGTGAGCCGTTATCTGCTGGATTAACAACACTTGCTACAGGTGATGTAAAGAAATCATGGGAAAACCGTGATGAGATTTCTCCAGGTCAAGCACTTGCTTATTTACAGTCACGCTTTGATTTTACCAACACCATGGGATTTGATGAAGGTTTTGACATCTTCAATCCTAATGACCGCAAAGACTTTGAAACAGACTGGAGCCTTCGCAGTATCACTGGTGCTTACGATACATTTTTTACAACAGTAACTGACCCACTAGGTAAAATTGGCAAGGCTGCTGGTCTTGCTCGTAAGGCTTTGGTTACACGCCCAATGGGTGCTGTTGATGCTAACGCTTCAACTTTGGCTCGTGACTTCTTTATGCCAAAAAGTATCCGCAAGACAACTATTATGTCACCAGAAACCCTTGCTCGTACAATTAACGAGGGTCGTGAAGAAGGCGGAGAACTTTACAATACGCTTTCATGGTTTGCTAAGAGTGACCAAGTAGCACTACGCAGCCATCCAACCATAGAACTTTCTAACGATGCAGATACTTTGTCATACCTTCTAGGTGAGGCAAAGACTGTTGATGATGTAGCAGATACGCTTATGGCTACAGTCTTTAAAGACAAAGGCGCAATGGGTCGTCTTGTTGATAAGCGCCAAGACCTTAAATTTGTTATGGATAAAATTAAAGATACATCCAAAACAGAAATTGACATGTTGGATAACATCCCAACTAACGGCATTGTAGATGACATTAATAAGTTGGATTCAGCAGATGCTCTTGTCAAAACTCTTGATGAAGATGTTTACTTCCGCTATTTAACAACCCTTAATGACAAGGGTGCAGATTTAACTAAGCGTACTTTTGGTGCATCACCATTTGAAAAGATGGCTATTAACCGAGCAGAGCGGCGTGCAGCAGGCATCCGTGGCAAAGTTGATGATATTGATACGCCAACAAACTTCCCTACCGTAGGTTACTTCCAACCAACCAAGTACCACCCGCTAGTTGCGGTTGTTAACTTTGGTGTGAAAAAGGTGGGCGATGCTTTCCAAGAAAAGCCAGCAGGATATATCAACCTTAACGATTCTGATTCGTATAACGAAATTGCGGCATTTGGCAATCTTCTTCGCCGTGTTGTTGGAGACGAAGCAAACCCGATTGTCCAAAGACATTTAAACGATTACATCCAATCAGGTGGCACACCAGAACTTCGTGCTCGTGTAGTTGAGTCATTTGAAGATTTAGCAATTACATCTATCAACCGCAAACTCGGTATTTCCGATGAAGCAGGCGCACAAATTTGGGGAGCATACAAGTCTCGCCGTGAGACTGCACGCTCTATGATTAAAGACCGCAAGTTCTTAATGACTAATGATGATGTTATTCTTAAGATTCCTTACCTAGAACGCCAAGGTGCTAACGCTTTGCCAATGGTTGACTTGGAAAACTATGAGCGTGTTCTTATGAAGAACAAGGGACTCCTCAAGGCACTAGAAGGTGGCTTTGATGTTGTAGACCCAGACTCATGGCGCTATACCACTGGCATTATGAATGACATGTGGAAGGCATCAGTTCTTCTACGCCTTGGTTACACAGTAAGAAATGTGTCCGAAGGTGCTTTGTCTATTATGGCTAAGGGCTACGGCTTGATGGCTCTAGGTGACTTAAACCGCGAAGGCTTTGATGCATGGTATTCAAACCGCGTACGCGACATTGAGCGTATCACTGACCGCCGTTTAGTATCACAAGGTGTTCGTGAAGATTCTATTCAACTGCGCCGTTTATTTGCTGAGAAACAATATGAGTTTGGTGCTGCTGACCGCATGTACAACGAGTTGCTTGCATACTTGCCAGCAGCAGAGCGTGCGTTCCTAAACGGCAAGTTAGATGAGGGACAACTCAAAGAAATTATTGATGTGTTCCAGTACGCAACTGGTGAGTACCTCTACCACGGCACACCTACACCTATCAATGGTTTAGATAACACTCGTCCATTTGCAATGAGCCTGTCACAGGATATTGCTAACCGCTATGCCGATGCTGCAATGCCAACAATTTCAGCCTCTGAAATTTACAAGCGTAAGACTGGTCGTGCTTATGCAATGCCTAAGAATCTTCGTGACCGTGAAGGTGAATTACTTAAGGACAAGCGCAAACCATCACTTGCAATGGAAACAGTTGCAGCAGACATGCGCGATGGATTTGTCAACACAGTAAACAACGGCAATCAAGTTGAACTACTGAACCCTCAAAGCGGACAGTGGCGAACCATTGACCCGAATACAGTTTCTCAGAAGATGCTTGTTGAAGGCACATTCCGTATCCGTAAACCTGGCAACCAAGGCGCAGTTCTTGGTAACAAGGTTTTTGGTGAGCAGATTGACCTTCGTTTATTCCAAGGCAACCGAGCCAAACTAGGTTTAAAAGACTACCCAGAGTTGCAAAAGATTCTAGGAGTTGGCGAAACTGCTGGTTGGAAAACTCGTGCTGCATGGGAAGGCAAAGAGGAATTACTCCTTGACTGGATGCGTTCTAACGGAGTAGGTAAGTTAGTTCTGCCTGATACCAAGGCAAATGGTAACGCCACAGTTCTTGTAGACCCAGAGATGGTAGAAGCCTTTGGTGAGCAGCCTGCTGTTTTGCTTGCTGAAAGGCGTTTAAACGCAATTAAGAATCAGCAGCAATTACTTTCTGATGAATCTCGTGTGGCTAAACTAATCGAGGACACCATCAAAAATGGTGGCGCAACAGTTTCATTTACTGGAGATGTTCCTACAACAGGATTCTCTGTTGCTATCCGTGGCGCTACACATACATTCTCAGTAGAAGATGCACGCAATAATCCTCAAGCATGGATTGATTCCATGGCTGCACACTTTGAGAAGAACCTTGAAAAGTTTGGCACAGCAGACCACTTTGGTACTTGGGTTGAAGATATTGATGGCGTGCCGCATATCTGGGCTGACCCTACGAATGTTATTGTAGACAGAGCAAAGGCTGCTAAACTAGGACTTGAAAGAAATCAAGTTGAAGTTGCTGACCTTTCCGCCATTCAAAAGGGCGACTGGGATAATGCAATGATTAACACTAAGGGTACAGGAGATAAAAATGCCAGCGCAGAATTTGCATTGGGTCAAGGCACCAAAGCCAGTATCGGAAATGTCCCAGGAGGAACGCAAGGCGTTCGCCGAGTTATTGGCACGGAGGGCTTTGGAAAACGCATTGACGAACTCGAAGCCATCCTCAGTACAAGAAAGTATCCAACAGACGGGCTTGTAAGTCTTGTTCGTGAGTTTGCCGATGGGCAGGCTGCAGCAAAGCGTGACATGAATGGTTTGCTTAGCAGACTCGATGCACGCCTTGTAGAAGAAAGTCGCATTGCTGCACCTCGCCAGATTCAAGGCACAGGTCGCCGTACAGAAAGACTTTACGATGGCAGCATGGTTGAGTTTGACGATTCATTTAGAGGTGAAGGTGGAGCAATCCTACTATCTCAAACTGATAATGCTCAAACCTACCGCAATTTTGTAGACCATCCATCACAGTTGTTCGCAGCAGAACACTCAAACTTTACTGAGGCTCGCCTCACAGCCAAGATGCCTGAGTACTACACAGGTTATGCTAACCAACTGAACTCATTCTTCCGCTCACCTGATGGTCGTATTGACCCAATCATTGAGATGTTTCTTAATGGCATGAAGCCAGAGCAGGCTGTTGCATGGTTACGCAAGCCAGAGAATGTTGCTTACGCTCGTAAGTTTAACATTGATGTTCCTGGTATCAAGGTAATGTCAGAGCGTTTAAATGTATCTATGGATGCAGAAGATTTTGTTGGTGACTTGTACAGCGCCTATCAGCGCTACCTTCCAGACAACGAAGTACAAGAAGCCTTCCGTGCTGGTGATGCAACAGAACAATGGTTGCGTACACACTTTACGGACAACCCAAATATGCCAGACATTATTGGTCGTATTGTGCCTACAAGCCAAGAAGCCCGTACATGGCAAGAAGGTATGAGTAAAGTTGTAGAGCGTGCTTTCCACTTCTTAGGTTCATTACCTGAAACTACAGTGGCTCGTCACCCACTAGCCCGTCAGATTTATCGCGCAGAGTATAAGAACCGTTTAGATATTGCTCTTGCTACAAAGCGTTTAAACGAAGGTGATGCTGCTGAACTTACAGTAGATGATATTAACAACCTACGCGGACAAGTCATTGAGGCTACACGCAAGGAAGTTAACAGCACACTCTTTACGATTATCCGCAAGTCTTACGCAGGCGAGAAGATGCGTTTTATTATGCCGTTCTTTAACGCATGGGAAAACACTATTCGCCGTTGGTATGGTCTTACTAAGGATAACCCAGCCGTTGTTGCTCGTGCAGGACAGGTTATTTCTTCTCTGCGTAACCAGCCAAATGTGGTTGACCAAGATGGAAATCAAACAACTGAGTTTAGTTATGACAACAAAATTGTCCTACCTATGCCAGAAGGTGCAATCAAAACAGTTAGCATGATTCCTGGCTGGGGTAAGGGAATGGCAGAGGCATTGCGTTCATCAGGAACTCAGATGTCTATTCCAATCCGAAGCCTTGACATCCTGTTCCAGGGTGAAGCAATCGCAGGATTTGGTCCTATTGTAACTATTCCAGTCAACGAGATAGTTAAGATGAAGCCAGACCTTGAGGACTTGGTTACATCAACAGTGTTGCCAGTGCTTCCATTTGGTCCACAAGAAGGCGTTCTACGCCAGTTGTTCCCACCTGCAGCACAGAAACTTATCTCATTGCGAGGTCAAGACGAAGCATGGAGCCGTACATTTAATACGGTTTACCGCTATGAGTTGATTCGCTTTAACCTTGGCGAGCGCAATACAGTGCCTGAACTTGGTGAGATTAAGACAATGGCAGATAACCTTTACAAGGTTAAGATGCTTTCTAACTTGGTAATGCCATTTGCTGCACAGTATGACTCAACATTAAGTTTCTACACACAGCAGTTCCGCCGTCTACAGCAGGTATACGGACAGGATGCAGAGGCTTTGTTCCTTGAGATGTACCCTGAAATGTCACCTGCTTTGATTAGCGCTTCTTACAATCCAACGGGTGTTAACGCATCACAGGCTGCATTTAAGAATACTCAGAAGTACAGCGGTTTGATTAGCAAGATTGGTCAGACTACACCTGAAATGATTGGCTTCTTGGTCAATGACCCTGATGGCAAGTATGACTTCTCAGAGGCTGTGTACGCATGGCAGTATGGCAATGCACCTGTCCCTGGTTCTACAGAGAACTACAGAGGTCGCCGTAACCCAGCAGACTTGAAGAAGGATGCCAATGTAAAGATGGGTTGGATTGAGTTCCGTAAGAATATGAACCTTCTGGACTCACAATTATTTGCACAGGGCTACACATCATTTAATGATAATGGTGCTGAGGAACTACAGACCCTTAAGCAAATGATGGTTGCCGACATGACTAACCGTAATAAAGATTGGGCTGCTGACTACTACAGTGTAGATAGAGGCAAGTGGATTTATCGTATGCAGTCTATGACTACCATGCTTTCAGACCCAACATGGATGAAGGAAAATGGTAACCGACCTGTTGTTCAATCTATTGCTGTGTATCTAAATCTACGCAGCCAGGTTGCTCGAGAGTTGGCAAGTCGTAAGGCATATGGAATGTCATCCACGCTAACAGCAAAAGATAACGCAGACCTTGATGGTTTGTGGAATCAGACTATTGCTCAACTACTTCAAGGCTCTACCGAGTTTGAAGATTTCTATAACCGTTTCTTGCAAAATGACCCTGTGACTTTGGGATAGGACTATGGACGAAAAAGTAATCTACGAAATACTTAAAAAAGAAAATCCTAGTTTTTCAGAGAGCAGACTTCGTGCTACCGCAAAACAAATCGCTGATAATCCACAGATACTTGAAAGCGGTATGCTTGGTGGCATAATCAGCAAGGCTGCTGCGACAAAGATAGGTCAAAGGTTTGCTGCTACAAGAGCAGGAGAAGGTGTAAAGACTGTTGCTGGTCTTGCTAAAACAGTAAAGAAGCCAACCAAAAAGCAAGCATTGCTTGGTGGTGGAGCACTCGGTATAGGTGGATTAGCAGTTCAGGGTGGCGAAGATTCAGGTGCTACGACTGATGTAACAGAGCAAGCCAACACAAATCTTATGATGGCAGCAGCGCAGTATGAGGCAGCAGGGGGAGACATCAACGCCCTTGCAAGTACTGCAGCAGGAAAGCAACTATTTAGCAATCCAAACTTTACCCTTGGGTCTATTATTGGCAGCGGAAATTTTGCAAACTTCAACACTGGTGGTGTTTATACAGGCAAGCCAGTAACTATTAGCGAGTACCAGTGGGGTAGCGGAGGCGCTAAGCCTAAGCAAACCATTACAGATACTGTTTCATTATCAGATTGGAAAGACCAATTTCCTATTGCTGACCCAAAGGCATTGGCTCAATGGAAGTCAACCCTTGTATCTGCTGGTGTTGTTAGCGCAAGCGCAGGCTTGGCTGAACTACAAAAGCAATGGGAAGCATGGGGACAGTTCTCACAAGAAGTTGGTCGTAAGGGTCAGAAGTTAACTCCTTATCAACTACTTGACATCCAACGCGGACTATGGGGCGGTGGTGACGGTAGGGATTATTCAACTCAGTATCGAGTTGACATGCTTAAGCCTGAGAATGTTAAATCTATTTACAAGTCAGCAAGAGAGCAAGAGGCTGGCGCTATTGTCGGAGACGAAGCCGCTGCAGCGTTTGCCGAAAGAGTTGCTGCTCAGCAAATGGCAAAGCCTACTAAGACTGAGTATAAGAAGATTAAGGGCAAGATGACTCCTGTAACTACACCAGGTTACGGCGAAGCAGAGGCTGCTGCTGCTGCATTAGCCCTTGCCAAGAAAGACCCACTATACGCAGAATTCCAAACAGCAAATGTGTTTGGCTCCGCAATCGAAAAGGCTTTGGGGGTTAGACCATAATGGCTGATACAGCAACAGCACTCGCTAAACTCACTAGCGGTCAAAAACTTACCGATGAAGAAAAGAAACTTCTTGGTCTATCTACTTCTAATTTAGGTGGAATCAATTCAGACCCACTTGCACAAGAAAGTAGCAACACAAAGACACCTTCTATGACAACTTGGATTGTTAACTTACTTAAGAATGTTCCTGAACTTAGGAATATTTACGATGCTGTTCGCAACCCAGATGGTAGTTTTAACCGCACAGTAGAGTCAATCGTAGATATGATTACAGCAAGTTCTTGGTACCTTGATAAGGGTCCAACTGTTGCTGGAAACATTGCTGGTCGTTACAAGTTTGGTGAGAACTACTACAACCAAAAAGTAGACCAATATAAGATTAGCGTTTCTGCTATTGCAACAGCAATAGGTCTTGATGTTAACGACCCAGCAATCGCTGATTATCTTGAGTCTCTTGCCGAGTCATCATTCCTTAATGGCTGGGATGAGAGTTATATCGAGAACACAATCATTGGCAATGCAAGTATTACTGGCAAGATTAGTGGTGGCGCTTATGCAAGCCAGGTTGACGATTTGGCTGAGTATGGAAACCTAATGGGATTTAGCCTTAGCAGCACAACAATGAAGGATTACCAACGCCGTCTTATTGGCGAGGTTACAGAGGGTGGACTTCGCTCACGGGCTACTACAGACCAGATTAAAAAAGAAATTAGAGATAAGCAAGCACTCCTTTATCCTATGTTCGCTGATGACTTTGCAGCAGGTAGAACCCTATGGGATGTAACCGCTTTGCATCGTAAGAAGTGGTCGGACCTCATGGAGGTTGACGAGGATACACTTGACTGGAGCACAGACCCGCTGTGGAAAGATGGAAAAATCTTTACAGCAGTTGATGAGAAAACTGGAAGAATCGGTGTCCGTCCAGTATGGGATGCAGAAAAACTTATTAAGCAGACAGAGGATTGGCAGTACACAGAAAACGCTGCCCGTACCTATGAAAAATGGGGTACAGGTATTCTTAACAAGTTTGGAATGGTGGCTATCTAATGCCTATTATTGGAATGACACAGGAAGAAATCCTACTTGCTACTGCTGAACAAGTTGCTGCTGGTAAATCAAGCACAGCGCGGACAAGTAAGTTGCCAGGTGAAACATCTTCTGAGGCTAATGCTCGTCTTACTCAAGCCTACAAAGAGTTGCTTGCTCGACCAATCCTTACTCCAGAGTTAGAAGCAATCAATGCAGAAGTTAAGTTTGTTCGCCAAGGTGCAGGTGGAGTCGGTGAGTATGTAGTTGTCACTCCTATCGGAGCAAAAATTCCAGCAGATGATGCGACTCAATGGTCTGTTGGAATCATCCCAGCGAATTCAAAATATGTAACTGGAACCACTCTTGGTATGTTTAGTATGGGCGATGGAACAGTAACCAATGTTGGCGAGGTTCCAGTAACTAGCATTAATAAAGCAGGCGAGGTAAGCACTCGTTCATTTGAAGGACAAGATGCTTACTATACCGAAAGAGTAGGAACAACTGGCAAGACTCAAGCACAGTTAGATGCTGCTAGAGGTCAAGAAACCGCCCTTCAATATAATAAAGATATTGCTACATTATTAGGTGGAACAGTTGGTGCAGATGGAAAAGTAACTGGGGTTGCTGGAAAAACAGTAACATCAATTACTCCTAACGCTGATGGCACAACCACCATCACTGCTAGTGACGGAACAAAGACAACTGTTAGAACTCCACCAAGTACTACAACACCAGTAACTACATCACCAGTTACTACAAGACCAACAACAGTAACCACAAATGTATTTACTCCTAGCGGTGGTGGTTCCAATCTTTCACAAAGGATTGAGCAAAACCGTGTTACAAATAAAGACGGCAGCATCACAATCACATATACTGATGGCTCAAAGTCAACAATATCTGCAGGTACAAATACTGCAAACACAATAGCCAATACAGAAAAGATGGCAGCAAGACAGAAGGCATCAGATAAATTAACAGCCTTGTTTGCAAGTTATGGCTTGGAATCACTAGCGCCATTTATCAATAAGCGAATCATGGAAGATGTTTCTGAGGAAATGCTTCTAGTTGAGTTATATGACCAGCCAGAGTATAAACTTCG